TGTTGTTGGTTGGGTTCGGCATGGCGTTCCCTCCTTTCTGCCGCTCGGGCGAAACGAAACGGCCCGAAAAAAATTTTTCCCGGCTGCGCGTTTTTTGGGCTCGCCAGCACCGCAGGCCAGAGGGGCCCGTCACAGTACCTTGCGGCGCTGCGTGAGGCCGTGGAGGCGTCTGCGCGGCGCTGCGGCGCGCTCTGTGCGCGTCTGTCGGTGTGGGCCGGGCTCGGTGTCGGGTGCGGCTGTGGACGCGCTGTGCGGCGTTCTGGTGGGCTCTGGCTTAGAGGCCGAGGGCTCGCTTCATGTGGTGCTCGAGGCGCTTGCTGGTCTCGGTGTTGAGCCGGAGCATGATGGCCTCGTTGGTGCGGTCGCTGGTTATCATCTGCGGCACCGAGATGGTGGTCAGCTTCTTGATGTCGGTGCGGGTCTTGCTCATTCGTTGGAATGGGATCCAGCTCGTGCCGTCGCTCTTGGTGTTGCCTGTCCCCATGAGAATATTGTGCGATCGCTGCGAGAACGGGCCGCCCGGGGTACGGGTGTTCAGATAGCGGCCGATTACCTTCTTCTGTCCCTTGAGCACCGACGCCTTCAGCGTGTAGCTCTTACCGCGGGGCGGGGCCTTCGGCGTCATACCGAAGTGCACAGGGGTCAGGAGCCTGCCCTTGTAGGTGATGGCGAGCTCCTCGATGGTCTCGCCGGTGATCTGGATGCTGCCGGCCATCTTCTTCGGCTTTCCGCTGCCCGAGGGCGTGATCTCCGACTTCTTGATGTTGTAGACGGCCGTGACCTCCTGAGCGATCCAGCCCGGGGCTCTGGCCTTGACGTCCTTGATGGTGTTGCTGATGGCCTTCTTGCCGCCGTTCTCGATTGCCTCGAGGTCAGCGACGAGCTGTTGCAGGTTGCTGAGCTGTGCCGAGATGCTGTTCTGCGGCATGGCCGTCGCCTCCTTCCTATACGCAAAAAGAGACCGGCGGGCGTTGGTTCGCCCGTCGGCCTCTTGCCGTCGGTTGTTATTTGGTTTTCCTCTGGTCAGCCGCTCGGAATTGTCACGGCGTTGCCCGTGTGTCCGGCGGTCTTTTGCAGGATATAGAATAGCACGGGTCGCTACTGCTTTTCAATTCCTTTTACTTCCCTTTTGTTCCTTTTACTGCGTTTTACTGCCGCAGCTCAGGCAGGGGCTCCAGCTCGTCCAGCACGGCGGCGAGGTTGAGCAGGGCGCGGCCGTGGATCTTGTATGTCCTGTTCTGGTAGGCGTCCACTCTGTCGACGTAGTCCCGCCGATCACCGAACAGGACGCCGCAGGTGCTCTCCCAGTCAGCCCGGTCGAAGTAGCGCAGCCGGATGACGGCGCGCTCGTCGGGGTCGGAGAGCTGGAGGATCAGGCCCTCGATGGCGTTGCGCTCCTGCTTCTCCTCAGCCTTGAGCCGGTCGATCTGTTCCTCGAGCTCCATTTTCCGCTCCACCATCATGCCGGTGCGGTCGGATGGTGTGCCGGATCCGCGTGGCATACCTGTCAGATCAGGGCCGGGCGGTGAGGCCATCGTCATCTCCATGCGGTCGAGGCGTTCGAGCTGGTTGTCGATGTCCCTCAGCATGGCGGTGTAGGCCGCGAGCCTGTCCTTGATCCGTTGTGTGATCGGCTTCTCGCTCATTATGTCAGGGCGTCACTCCTGCTCACCTCCTTCCTCGTCAGGCTCGAAGATCGCGGCGATCTCCTCGCGCGGTAGCTCTCGGCCTTGACGGACGCAGCGCACGGTTGTCTTTCCTGTTATTCTGATGTACCTCTTGACGATCACGTCCGTGAAGGCGGGCGTCAGCTCCATGATGTAGGAGGGCTGCCCGTATGCCTCGCAGGCGGCCAGCGTCGTGCCGGAGCCGCCGAAGGGATCATAGACGCCCGTGGCGAAGTCCGTGTTGTCGACCAGCTTCTCCAGCAGCTCGACGGGCTTCTGTGTTGGGTGCAGCTCATTCCCGGAGCGGGAGATGCTCAGGACGTTGCCGTAGCCCTTGTGGCCGTCGAAGTGGGTGGCAGCCTTGGCACCGAACAGAATGAGCTCATGCTGCGAGCGCCAGCCGACGCCCATGCCCGGCGTGCCCTTGTCCCATACGATCTCAGACTTGACGCCGAAGCCGGCCGCCTCGACGAGGTCGAACAGATATACCCACATACGCCAGTCGGTGAAGATGTAGGCGTAGAGGCAGGGGATGTCGGTGAGTGCGCCGCGGATCAGGTTTTGGTAGCCGCGTGTGCTGAGGATGTCGTTGGCAATCTTCGGGGCCTTGCCGTTCTTTCTCTCGGTGCCGATGCTGCCGGTCGACTTCTGCGACTCCTTGCTGCCGCCCGAGCAGTAGGGCGGGTCGGTCAGCAGGATCTCTGGCTTGTTGCCGTCGAGCAGCAGGGCGCGATCCTCCGGCCGGGTGCAGTCTCCGCAGAGGACGCGGTGCCGGCCGAGGATCCAGAGGTCGCCGTACTGTGTGACCGGCGCGGCCGGGGCCGGGATCTCGGCGTCGGGGTCGCTGCTCGGCTCCTTGGTGTGCAGCGCCTCAGAGAGGGCCGTCACGATGTTGCCGTAGTCGTCCTCTGTGTAGCCGCTGAGCATGAACGGGATCTCGCCGGTGTCGATGTCGGCGAAAACCTCGGCGAGCATCTTGTTGTCAGTGGTGGCGAGCTCCGCGATGCGGTTGTCTGCCGTCAGATCGGCCAGCTCCTCGGCCTCGCTTGCGTAGTCCTGATAGTCGACCGGGGCGTCGGTCAGGTCGTCGAGCTGCGCGGCCATGAGGCGGCCGTGGCCCTTGGTGACGAGCCCGCTGCGCTTGCTGACAGTGATCGGGGCACGCCAGCCCGTCGCTCTGATGATAGAGGCGAGGAGCTTGATCTGCTCCGGCGGGTGCTGGTTGGGGTTCTTTGGATTGGGCCGCAGATCCTTCAGCGGGACGATGGCGTCGTGTGCGCAGAACACGGGGACGCTGCCGGCGTATGCCTTGGGCGTTGCCGTGGTGCTGTACTCCTCGATCTCGGGGCCGGTCTGCGGCTGCGGTTTGTCTTTTGCCATGTGGTTCCTCCTTTCAGCCGCGGTGAGATGCCTCCGCTGCTGTGGCTGTGTCGAGGCGCTTCTTCAGGCGCTCCAGCTTGTACTCCTCGGCCTCGGCCGTGCTGCGGCCGAAGATGATGCGGAGCTGGTCGAGCATGATCTGGACGTCTGCCATCTCCTCGACCACGTTCTCGAGTACAGCCTTTGCCTCTGCGGCGCAGCTCACGCGCTTCACTTTGCAGAGGGCCTTGGTCAGCTCTGCCATCTCCTCGACGGCCATGTCCATTTGTGCCGGCGCGCCGTAGGCCGTGATCGCACGATCCAGCAGGGCCCGGCGTTCCTCCGTGGTCATCACGGGCGGCCTCCCTTCGTCAGCTCTCTGACCAGTATGACCACGAGCACGATCACGATGATGGCGAGGGTGATGGCGGTCGGGATCCAGATCGGGGCCAGTACCCACAGCCAGCTCCAGTTGATGACGCCGGTGAGCTTCAGGACGATGAAGGCGACGGCGAGAAGGCCGCAGAAGCCGATCCCGCCGGCCGTCGTGTTGTTTCTTTCGTTGTTCATGTATTACCTCCAGTATTATTTTCCGAGCCCCTTCAGCGCGCAGGCTGTGCAGGCGGTTCGGACGTCGGGCTCCAGTGCGAGGATCCGGCGGGCCGTGTCTGTCTGCCAGCACTCAGCGCCACAGACGGGGCAGGTGGTGAGCTGCCAGTCGTCCGTCGGAGGCTCCGGGACGTTATCGCGCAGCGGCATGGTGAGGATCCCTCCGTCTCCGGGCTGGTGGGGCGAGAGGATGGGCTCAGGCTCGTCGGGGATCATGGTGCCGAGGAGCTCGTTGTACTTCTTGAATATGGCCTCCGACGCTGCGCTCCAGCTCTCGCCGTGCTCCGTGTCCTCCGGGGTGGCGACGTGGGCCAGCTCGTGCGCCAGCAGCTCAGGGGCGGCGCTGATGGGCGCCTCGGCCGAGATGCAGACGATCGGCGTGCTGCCGTCGTCGGGAAAGATGGTCAGGCCGTAGGCGGTGCCGTTGGT